TATTTCAATCTCAACGATGGAATAGAATATTTAGATTTGAAAACGCAGATTTTAGATTCAACTTTGCTAAAACAGTAGTTGATTCTGTATTAAATAGACTTGAAATTAATCAAGTCCAAGCAACAACACAGGCGGCTAACCGCTTTATTGATCGTGTATTTGATCAAACAGATATAAAGATAGATATAAATGAAATTCATAGATCAGCATTGGTTCATGGAGATACATATGCAATTGTTTGGCCAGACATGACTGGTCAAGTCGCAATTGATTACAATTCTCCACTTACAACTGTAATTATTTATGATCAGGAAAATCCAAGAATTAAATCATTTGCAGCAAAAATGTGGCAAGTAGAGAATGATAATGAGAAATTAATCAAAATTAATCTTTATTATCCAGATAGAATTGAGAAGTATGAAGGAAGAGGCGATTTGGAGATATTAACAACCGTTCCTAATATGAGTTTAATAGAAACTGTCGCAAATCCATGGAATGAAATTCCTGTTTTCCATTTCCGCACACATAAGCCTTATGGAAAGCCTGAGCACTATGATGCTTATGGCCCACAGGATGCAATTAATAAATTAATCAACACTCATATGTACACCGTAGATTATCAGGGTGCTCCACAGCGCTATGCTTTGTCTAATGGTGGCAATTCATCTGAGTTTGAAGATTTCAATGATGATGATACTGCTAGAGAGAACCTAGGTGCATTACAAAATGGCCCAGGACAGCTCTGGTATTTGCAGGGTGTGTCCAGCGTTGGACAATTCCCAGCAGCAGATCCAAAGACATTTACAGAGCCAGTAATGGAATTCGTAAATGCAATGGCATCAATTACATCAACACCAACACATTATTTCACTAAGGGAAGCTATATTCCATCTGGTGAGGCACTTCGTGTCTCTGAGGCACCTTTGACTAAGAAGGTTCTCAACCGCCAGCTTGCATTTGGCAATACTTGGAGAGATTTATTCAAATTCATGCTTCGTGTTGAAGGAATTTCAGCAGAAGTAGAAATTGATTGGCAGAATCCAGAAACAATTGATACTGTTGATCAATGGGATATTGCTGTACGCAAGAAGAGCGTCGGAATGCCATTGGAACAGATTCTTTTGGAGCTTGGATATGATGCAGAAATAGCAGCACAGGTTGCTGAAGCTTCTGTAGATCCCACAGGCAATCCTACAGAAATAGCATTGCGTGGAACAGGATTAAATACAAATAATTTGGCTATGGAACAATCTGCAGCCGAAAGAAATCAACAAGAAGGATAAATAAATGGAAGAAACTCAGATGGATGGTACGTCCGAAGAGATCAAAGACCCAGCAGCTGTCTTGGCCGCTCTTGATCGTGCCAAAAAAGATGCAAAACAATTTAGAGAAGAGAAGGAAGCCCTGGAATTAGAGATAACGAAATCCCAGGAACAAATTGCTAAATTCTCTGGCAAATTGTTGAGAGAAAAAGTGCTGCAAGAAGTAGCCAAGCAGTATGTTGGGCCTTCCGAAAGATTATTAAAGTTTATTAACTTTGATGCATTGTCATTTGATGATGAATTTAATTTATTAGGCTTTGATGACCAAATGGATAGAATAAAGAAGGATTTTCCTGAAATATTTGATCCAAAACTATTGGTGGCAGGCAAAGCAGACTCTGCAGAAGCTTCACCAGTAGACAAAAAGATATCAACAAGCGAAAAACTAGCTAAAATAGCGCTTGGGAGATAGATTTATCTAATTTAATAATGTATAATTAGGGTATGCAAGCCTCCAAATGGACGTTTGGACTTGCGACCATAGATATATTGGACGATAATCTATTTTCAATAGTTCAAATTAACTAATTCAAGGAGAAATAACATGGCAAGAACAGATTTTACAGAAGCCAATGGATATATTCTCGAAGAGCAAGGTTCTGCAGTAATTCAGGACCTCGTCGCCAATTCTGGCGTTGAAGCATTTGCTCGTCGTGAAGCCATGGCATCTCGCACAAAGTCCGTCCCTCGTTTTGTTGCTGATGCTCCAGAGGTTGTCGCCGAAGGCGCAGCTATTCCAGAAGCAGCAGCTACATTGGACGAAATCGTACTTACAGCACGTAAGTTCGCAAAGATTTTCCATGTCTCTGAGGAAGATCTAAATGATAACCTCGTAGACGTACTAACTACATATCGCAGAGAGTGGGCAAGCCGTTGGGCTCGTAAGTTCGACAATGCCTGCCTTGGCGTAAGCACTGCAGCTGATGGAACTGATACAGCTCCATACACCTCACTATATCGCCTTATCGGTATGGCACAAAGCCCAACAAACCTAATCACAACTGGTGGAGCATTGTCTTATGATGATCTCAACAACGCATTAGGTATCGTTGAGGATTCAAGCAAGTTTGATGCTGCTAACACAGTCTGGATGGCGCATCCAAAGATGCTAAAGGAAATCCGTGGAATGGTCAAGGGTAACTCTGACCTTGTTCTACCAGATCCTCTAGCTGGAACACCAGGAAGCCTCTTCGGCTATCCATTGGTTGTATCCTATGGTGCAGCTGTTTCAACAGCAGCTTCCGCATCACCAGCAGGAAACCCATTGCTAATCGTCGGAAACCGTCAGATGCTCATCAACGGTGTTCGTGGTGGCGTTGAGTCTGTTGTCTCACGTGATGCAGAATTTACAAAGGATGGCGTTCTTCTCAAGACCCGCATTCGTCGTGGTTTCGCAGTTGCCGATGCAGACGCATTTGCAATCGTTGAGAAGACAGCATAAGGAGGAACTGAATAATGCCAAGCAAACTATACGGTAACTTCTTAAAGCAAGCCCTCAATAAGGAAATTGACTGGGATTCAGATACCATCAAGGTAGCTCTTCTCAGCTCTTCCTACACTCCTAACCAGGATACCCATGATTACTATGACGATGTGTCAGCAAACGAAGTAACAGGAACTGGTTATACAACAGGTGGAATTACCTTGGGTTCCAAGACCTCTACCTATGATGGAACAAATAACGTAATTGTACTCGATGCAGCAGACGTTACATGGTCATCTTCAACAATTACTGCACGTTATGCAGTAGTTTATGATGATACACCTGCTACAGCGGGAACAAAGCCTCTCATTGGCTATGTAGACTTCGGTTCAGACCAGTCCTCAACCAATGGTAACTTTACAATCACATGGGATTCGACAGGTATCGTTCGAATCACCGTAGCGTAAGGTAAACGCAAATGGATGTAAGAGTAGAAGCGGGTGTATGCACAGCAGGCGCTGTAATGCATGAAGTCCATACTACTGTTGAAGCAATTTCTGGTGTTGTCATATTAGCTCCAGTAGTAACTCGCTTCTCTCTTACTCCTGTAATTTCTGTAGGCGGAAATAGTATTTCATCTGTAACACCAACCAAGTCTTTGATAGGAGTTAAGGCTGCTTCCTAGCAGCCTATTTTTATGTCATTATTTTCATTAGCCACACAAGATAAAGCTTCATGGGCTGTTAAATTAGACGGCAATTTAGAAGAAATTAGTGGAAATGGATTAACTTCTAGTACTTGTACAGTTACTGGAGCTGCTACATTTCAATTATCATCAGCCACGGCTGGATTAGGATCATATTTATTTGATCAATCTCCAAGCCAAGAAATGGTTTATTTTACTGGAACAAGATCTTCATCTTTATCTGGATTTCCAGTATTTGAGGCTGTAGTTAAAATAGAAAACCCACCAGTATTAGCTACTGTTAATGATAGAGTAATTGTTCGTGGCGAAACAACAGATGGATTTGGTTCTAGAACATTAGGAGTTAGGATACAGGCAAATGGAACTGTTTCAAATCCTATTTTTACTGCAGCAAATACTGGAACTACTACATTTTCTGTAACTTCAAATACAAATATAAATGATGGACAATGGCATCATTTGATGGCTATTGAATCATTATCCAATAACAATACTAAAATTGATTTATATGTTGATGGTGTATTATCTGCCACTGGTACTGCAGGAGTTGATATAGGAAGAGCGCAACCTAATAATTTAAGAATTGGATCAAGATCTACAGCAACAACATTTGGATTTTACGGACTTATAGATTTTGCAGCTGTATATAGCCAAGGATATTTATCAACACCAACATTTGATTCAACTTTTGTAACTGCACATTATAATAACTTTTTATCTACTAGAGATACATATGTAATACCATCAACTTTACCTTATGATACACAAATTGGATCTTTGAATCCTAAAATCTGGTATAAATTTAATGAAACCGCTGGTACTCCAGTAAATAGCGGATCTTTATCTACCACGTCAACATTTACAGATTTATTACAAAATGAACAAACAGATGTAAATGGCCGTGCAGTATATTTTAATGGATCTTCTTCTAATATTATATTACCTGCACATCCAGCCTTTTCATTATTTGACGATAGATCTTTTACAATAGAAACATGGATCAAAGCATCTCAAACAGACGTATCTTCTATTTACCAACCAATATTATTTCATGCTGTTGGTGGTGCATCAAGTAGATCTATATCTTTAGAATTAGCAGGAAGTGCAAGATCGGGAACTCCTGGTAAAGTTGTTTGGTCAGCACTTAATGGCACAGGAAATGTTACAACCCTTATTTCTGCAACTAGAGTAGATGATAATAATTGGCATCATATCGTAGCTGTACATAATACAACATCTATGAAAATTTATATTGATGGTCAATTATCTATATCTGGCACACCTTTGGGATCAAGTAATTTTGATATTGATATACAGACTAATAAAAAAGTTATTGGACAAGCTTTTGGTGCTAATGGTACAAACTACAAAGGTAGGATGGATGAGTTTGCAGTATATGATCGTGAATTAACTGCTTCTGAAATATTATTTAATTACAATGCTGGTGCAGCTGTAGTTTTTGCTGATCAATCTGGAAATGCTTCTGCATTAATTACTGATGTAACAATTATAACTGATGGAATTCATAATGCCGCACCAATGACGGCAGACTCTCTGTTTGTAAATACCCAGCCATCTACTGTAGATTTCCCAAAGATGTTGGAAGCATATCTGTCAGAATTCTCTTTGGAACAATGGTACAAATTTGATAACCCTGGAATAGTAACAAACTACGGAACTGGCGGAATTGTTGGCTCTTCCATGAATTACAATGGAACTATCTCAAATGTAATGCATGGCGGTATTCAAGGATCTGGTGCTCTTAAGGCAACTAATGGACCTGCTTATCTTGTTCAAGCATTCGGTGCAAATGAGCCATATTCTACAGAAGTAACAGATCATGAATTTGCACTTGGATTCTGGATTAAAGCAGATACAAATTATAATAATAGAAATATTTTTAGATATTACAATGCATTCGACGCTCAAAACCATTATTATGATGCTTTTATAGGTAGTGGCGGAACAATAACATTTAGATCAAAAGGTACTCAAGAAGCAAATGTTACTTATGCAACAGCTATAGATGATAACGCATGGCATTTTGTCTATGTAGAAGCATCAGCTGCTAATAATTTAATTAGAATATCTGTAGATAACTCAGCATTTTCTACAGCAACAACAGTGGCGGCAAATCGTCCAACTGGAATGAATGCCTTCACTCTTGGTAATACTAGTACAAGCACTAATGGTGAATTATTACTATCTCATTATTTTGTTGGTGCTTATGGACTTATGGACAGCACCGCTCGTGGCAATGTTCTAACTTACGAAGATACAGTTATTCAAGGCAGCGCCAGAATGCCAGAACCTGTTGTTAAATTTAGCAATAAATTCAATGACTTAGTTGCATCTTATAATCCAAAGATTGAATTTAGATTAGATGAGGCAAGTGGATTACCATTTAACTTTGGTCAAACTGGAATATCTACTGCTAAAGTTGGAACAAATGTAACTTATTCAGAACCAACCCAAAATAGATTTGCTTATAAATTTACAAATGCGGACACTTATTTTTCTGGTGACTATAGCTATTCATCAGGTACATTTTCAACTGGCAATAAGCAGACAATGCTTGCCGTCTTTAAAACATCAACTGCACGAGCATACGAGCAGATCATCGGATCTATGGGTATGTTTGGCTTCCTTGGTGCTGGTATTACGCTTGCAATTACAACTAGCGGCCATTTAACAGCCAGAGTCAATAGAGGATTCGGTCCAACAGATACAGAAGCCGTAAATTACAATACAAATGTTTGTGATGGTGCATGGCACTTTGCGGCGGTTGTCAGAGATGGATCTAATCTAACTTTATATGTAGATGGAAAGCAAAGAGCACAAAAGACTAACTGCGTAATTACTTTATCAGATACTGCTACATGGGGTATATCTGCTGAAGCTAAATTTAATAGCCAAGGCGCAGCCGCTAAAGATTTATGGATAGATGAATTTGCAGTTCTTGCAGATGAATTCTCTGCACAAGAAGTATTTGAATTATGGCAGTCATTAAATATTGATGGCGCAATGATCGCAAATAATGCGACATTGCCAATGCCTACAAATATTGCAGGTACTGGATATATAGATACACCAGCTC